TTGTGATCGTGTAGTCTGTTCCTTTGGTAAAAGTTGTTGCGCCAGATAAATAACCGCCAGCGCCTCCGCCAGCGCCGCCTCCGCCAGCGCCGTTTGATCCCTCAGACCCACCACCACCGCCGCCGCCAGCAACCACAAGATACTCAACAGAGTAAGCGCCGGGCCAGACAATATTGTTTTGCGCTTGAGTGTTGGTTGTCCACACGCCAGTAGCGGACGTTGCTGTTGGCGCTACGTAAGTGGAAGAAACTATGCCTCCGGGCCAGCGTCTACTCATGTAATCACCTCAAACGATGCTACAAAAGTCAATGCGCTAGATGTTCCACTTGTAACGCCAACAGATTGATTTTCTGTTACATAAATCCCGTTCGCCTTGTCCACAATAATTATTGATGAATTGGCTGGTACAGGTATTGTGCTTGCGAGTGGGTACGCTGTGCCAGATCCAAAGGTTGCATTGTTTGCAATCGCAACAGTTGCATTTGCAGTTGTCCCGGTAGTATTTGTAACAACAATACTGTTGATTTTGTTTACTGATCCGGCGGCAGGCGTTAATCCAGTCAGCGCAGTTGTTCCGTTATAAGTCCACGAAGTATTTACAGCCGTGCTACCCGGCGTTACATAGGCTGTATTGCCGTAAATAGATGAAAGATTTGCTATATTTGGGTTTGCCATTTTATCCTCCGAATACCATTGAAAGCACTATGCCTCTGCCATTTGAAACGCCGGTTACGGAAATCACTTGTGTAATTGGGCTTGTGTAATACACATAGATGTTGTTTGTTCCACTGGACGGGGCAGAGGTGAACGTGATGGTGTTGCCGCTGACTGTATAAGCGGATGACGGGTTCTGGGCTACGTTGTTGACAACAGCCTGTACCTGAGCCACAGAAGCCACTGGGCGAGACAATGTAAACGCCGTGGTCGAGGCATTACCACTGAAATAATCAATGGCTGGTGTAAACGCCTGCGTGGTGTTGGTGTTGCCTATAAATGCCATATCAGACCACCGTCAAACCAGAAACCCAAGCATCGGCTGAAGTTGCCGCGCTCACTGCAATTTTCAACGCATCTGACGCTTGCAGAATAATTCTGTTGCCTTGAATCACTTCCAATGAACCACCAACCGGCACGGTGGCTGTTTCCACCAAGTAATAATTGACCGCTGAACGTGTGATGTACACGTCGCAAGTGATAGGTGAAGTAGAGGTGTTGGACACCACAAGGCTGGCTACCGCCAAAGTGCCAGATGAAACCGTGGTCACAGTTGACCCGCTGGTGCTTATGTCTTTGACTGCGTACGATACGTTGGTGTAGGTCGCCATTTCTTATCCCATCATAAAAGCAAAATAGTACGCTTGGTCAACACTCGCCCCGGTATTTGCCTGCCAAGACGGGGCTACGCCCGTGCCATTGGATGTCAGCAAATACCCGCTTGTACCCGGATTGTTGCTTGAGACTACTGTTGTTTCTGCGGGTTGTGTGACAAACACGTCCTTTGTACCGGCGCTGAAAACGACCAGCGATCCAGCGTTGCTGGAAGCCAAGACTGTATCTCTGGAAAGCGTTGTACCCGAAGATGTGTACGTGCCAATACCAACTTCCCACTCTGTGCCACTCTGGGCTGAAATTGTGTAATAGGTGGTGTTGGCGTTCCCAATGACAGCAAACGACTGATACCCAGTCGATGCGCCAAGCAGCGTCACTGTTCCCGTACCAGCCGTGGTGGTTGTCTCTTTAACTCGGTCTGCAAGTACGAAAGCCATGTGTGTCCTTATTCCGTCTCAACCAACGTCCAGTCGGATGTCTCTGTGTCATCCACCAACGCCCAGTTGGACGTTTCTGAGTTATCGACCAAAGTCCAGTTGGCTGATTCCGCGTTATTCACCAACGCCCAGCCAGCAGATTGGGAATTGTTGACATTTTGCCAGTTTGCGGTCTGGCTGTCATCTACCAACTTCCAGTAGAGCGCAATCACATTCCCAACCGCGCCTGCGGCTTGCACCCCAGACAGGGCAACCGAAACGTTCTTGACTACCGAGCCAACCGATCCAGTTGCACTGTCTCCAGTTATTTCGGCAACCTGCGCAAACTCGACATTACCAGCAGCGCCGTTTGCCTGAACCCCAGTCAACGCCCTTATCAGGTTGTAAGTGACTGTTCCAACTTCGCCTATGGCTACGTCGCCGGTTGTTGCGTCCGACTCGTTGTAGAGCATTGTTCCGACAGCGCCGGAAGCCTCTACGCCTGTCAGCGCGACCGTTCTTTCGCCAACCGTTACAGTGCCAACCGCGCCTGAAGCCTCTACGCCCGACAGAGCAATAGTTAGATTTGCCGCTACCGTACCCGCAAAACCGTTGGCATGTACTTCGGCAATTTCTGGATTTGGGTACGGGTCTACCTGCCCAACATCTGGGTGGCACAAAACGCCCGTCAGGGCAACAGAGATGTTTGCCCCAACAGTACCAACAAAACCGTTTGCTTGATCGCCCGTCTCGGCTGGGCTGTTTGTTTCTGTTACAGACCCAACATCACCCGCCGCAAATACGCCCGACAGGGCAAGCTGTGGGTTTGCAACAACCGTCCCAACATCCCCAGACGCAGATACGCCCGTCAGGGCAACGACGACTACATTTTCGCCAAGAGCGGCGTACGGTGACTGGGCGTATGCGGATATACCAAACATGGTTTACGGCCTACGCCGCCTCCGCTTAGGTTGTAGCCAGACGCAACAAAGCTGTGGTTGTGGTGCTTGCAGGCATTGTCAACGTGAAAGTACCCGCTGTAATGGTCTGCGAACCAAATGTGTGAACACTCACCGCCTTGTCGCTTTGCGACGAGTTGTAGATCAACACTGCATCAAATGCCGTAGTCAAGGTCACTGATGTGTAGGTCAAACTGGCGGAAGGTGTCCAGTAGCCTACGCCAGCAGTTGCTGATGCGTTGGTTGATACAGGTGGGTTTGCGTTAGTCACAGTCACGCCACCGGGCGAATAACCTGTGCCAGTCACTTCACCTGTAGATGAATACGCAGTGGTGGCTGCGTTGACGGTGGCAGAAGCCAAATACAACGCGCCTTTGAAAGTGTCGGCAGTAGACGCTGCTCGAATAGGCGCAGTGCCGAAGTTATGCGTTGCGGTCATCAACTCGCCCAAGAACGAGGTACACATTGATTGGGTATTTGCCACTTGGGTTCTCCTTAAAACGAAGCTGCTTCACCACCGGCTAATACCGGCGGCTTCTTCAAAGTCACATGCGCGGAACGGTGGACAAGCTCGCCATCCAACCAGTACTCAACCCATGTGGTGAGTTCATTGTCATTATCGACTGTGCCTTCCTTCTTTACAAGCAAGGAATCATCCATTTCGCCTTTGGTTGTGGTTACAAGTGCCATTACACAATCCTTATGAGTGCTGACGTGCTTGTGTTTGCAGGCATCGTCACGGTGAATGTTGAGGTTGATGTCTTTGTGTTTCCAAAATCCAAAACACAGACTGCGCCATTGTCGCCTGCTTTGTATATCAAAGCACCCCGAGCAGTGATCTGACCAGTCCACGAAGGTGAGGAGAAAGTGACATAGGTCACACTGCCCGAAGCTGTGGTTTGGGATGTCACTGTGGTGGTGACGATCTCCCCGCCAGCCACGTAGTTGCCGCCAGAGGATTCACCTGTGACTGTGTATGCCGTGGTGGTTTCGTCCAGTGTTGCATCGTTGGTGTACAGAGCCAGTCGGAACGTATCCGAAGTCAAGTTGATTGACCCGTTTGCCAGCCCTGCCCGCAACGTGTTGCAAGAGTAATTGCCTGTGAACGCCATCAGGTCACCGCCTGTCTAAACTGTCCAGACCTGTAAGCGTCTTGACGCTCCATGCCATCGCCCAGACGTTTCGCCAACGCAAGTGCTTCTTTGAACTTGGTGTCGTACAAACTGATGATGTCCTGCTCGCCCTTCATAAAGGTGTAAGCCTCGACCAAAGAGCCATACAGCAGCACAGAGTCAAAGTTGTCACCCAGCCATGTGGTCAGGGCTGTGGTGATGGATTCTGGGTAGTAGTAATAGTGCAGCTCGACGTAATACGCAGCATCGGGTGTCGGGCCAAGCATAAGAGACAACTCGTTCGTGATGGCAGAGCTGACAATCGTTGGGCCAAACAGCGCGTAGTACTTCGGCTCGCCCTTGTCGTTTGGTGCTGGGTACGCCTGACGGATGAAGTTGACATCCTTGTTGAGCAGATACTCAAACGTGCCGGTGTCCAAATTCCCGCCAACAACACCTGTCACCAAAGCCAGCGAATACACAGCAAGGAAGTCGTTTGGCAAAGACACGTATTTGTTGTTTGCCGTGATTGCTGTGTATTGATTCTTCCGCAACGACGGAAACTGAATCATGTTGTAAATGCGTTGTTCAGCCTGCTGGATGAACCGATTGATCTGAGCAGTTGAACTCTCAGTCGATCCATCAGCAAGGTATACGTCGGGGAACTGATTCTCCGTGTATGACTGAATAGCAGTTACAAGCTGGCTGTAATTCATGCCATCGGGCCTCGTGCCATCACGCCTTTAGTGGCTGCGCCAGTACCACGGATTTTGATGCCGCTGGTCTTGGTGGGAGGGTAGTCTTGGCTGCGGGTGTTTGCAACAGACACGTTTGCTTTGCGCATCGTCTCTTTTGCTGGCTCTTCGCCCACAACAACAGTCGCAACCTTCTTGGGTACTTTGTATGTTGCCATGTTATTTACCTCTGCCAGAGCTACGCTGGTTCATAATCTTTGCCATGTTGCGACCATACTTGAGCATGTCGCTGTTGGTCTTGCCGCCAGCGCGAAGCTTGGTTGGCTTTTGACCGGGGTGCATGTTTTGTTCGTGTTTGCGAACTGCTTTCTTTGCGTCCATCATCGACTCCTTATGTCGTTGTAACTGATACTGTACCAAGTTCCACTGTCAAAACCAAATTGTTTGGCGTTAAACCATCGTCATTTGCTCTTGATCCACCCACTGGATTCCATCCCCACTGGAAGATTCGACTGCCACCTTCCACCGTCCCTGTACCCAACGGGCCACTGCCTGTCGGCACAATCTGCAATCCGCTTGTACCGGACAAAACGTAACTGCGGTCTGGCCTTGGGTTTCTCAAAGCCTGCGGGTCATCCACTGGGAACATACCCAACTGCAACTGCGGCTGATCTGGATCCCAGCAAGCCGGACAAACCAAGAGGTTGTAATTCTTGGTCTTGATGATCTCCGTCTTGAGAATATTCAATTTGAACCGCTGGTCGCAGCGATCGCACTGGGCAATCGCAAACTTACCACTGGCAAACCTGTTACCCATCCTTACCTCCCAATGTAGGTCTGACGGGGTACAAGCCTCAAAGCTGCTTTCTCGTGGTCTTCGTACGCTGCAAGTTCCCAAGCCTCGTCATACTGGGCTTTCAGGAAGCCAAGGCGCTCTGCGCCAGTAGGTATCTTTCCAGCTATGTAGTACGACAATCCAGCCGCCATACAGGGAAGGAAGCGGAAAGGTACGTCCATGATGTTTACACCGCCTCCTGCGTCCTGCGTGCGGCGTAAACGCCAATACACCAACTGGTACTGCTGTGCGTTGTCTGGGGTGGGCCAAACGGTGACTGCTGGGACTTGCTGCCAATAAACGGTAGCCGCAGCAGTGTGAGCCGCCGCAATCGTATTTTGCTGCCCACGGAAACAGTTGTTCAAAGTGCCTGTGATGGCGTTTGTGTTCTGGGTTATGTAGCCGTAATTGATGATCTCGTTGTCAATCTTTACAAACCCAGATGCGGGTAAACCCGTAACGTCACTCAACACAATTTCAGTGGATGTACTTGTGATTGTTGTGGTCAACGTAGAAGAAATGGGGCTGGTCTGCCCGTTGTACCGCTGAATCCAGATTTGAATTGGTCTGGCTTGCGTGATCTTGTTGGGGATCGTGGCATAGGTAGAAACGCTAATACGGGTAATCGTCAGGTCAGCCTGAGTTGAGGCTATGTTTCCGCCCGTGCGGATCACATGCTCCAGCAAGTCAATGGTGTCGTCAGGTAATGGGTATGTGTTCTGACCCTGCACCAAGTCAATGATCCCAGTCTCAATCGTCCACAGATTGATGCCTCGGTTGGCCCAGTCAGCAAACATGATGTTTAAACTGCGTCTGGCTGTACGTAAGTCGTACCCGGTGCGCAGCTCACCACCGGCGCGTTCAAACGCCTCCTCGACAAGTTCTGTCAGGTCAAGGTTAAAGCTTGATGCGCCGGAAGTATTTGCCATTATCTAAATCCTGCCGTTTTCTTTGCAATGCTCTTGGGTTG